AGATACTGTTGAAATTTCTGCACAGGGTGCAAACTATCTACCAGGTGACGTTTTAACAGTTGTATCCGGAACTGGTACACCTGCTCGATATGAAGTATTATCAGTAGGAGCAGGCGGTGCAGGAGGCCGTGGTCCAGTTACTGCTGTTAGACAATTAACTGCTGGTAGTTACACTGTATTACCAACACCGGCATTATCTGCTGCAACGTCGTGTCCTGGAAGTAGTGTAGGTATTAGAGAAGGATGTACTCTTGATCTTACATTTAAGGTTGCTCGAGTACAAATTGCTTCAGGTGGTAGAGGCTCCGGTTATGGACTAGTGTCTGTAAGATTCTTAGGGGGCGGTGGAGCAGGAGCGTTTGGGGTTGCCGACGTTGATGCCATCGATGGCGGAATTAACAGTATCAGCATTACCAACGGCGGTGGTGGATTTACTTCGTTACCTAACGTAGTAGTTAGCTTACCAAGATTTAGAATTTTTACCAGCGGATACCGAACTGATTTTACTGGTAATCCCGAACTATCCACTGTAGCTGCTAACTCAGCTAAAGATATCAGAGAAGGACTATATCTACGTGGAGAGACTTCCGGAGCTCTTGCACAAATTCTAGCCCACAACGGGACATTAGATTCAGAAGGTAACGAAGAATTTGATGTTGATGTTATCAGCGGAGAATTTGAAGTAGGTGAAACAATGTCGTTTGGTGATGTTACTAAACGTATTCAAATTTCTGTATTTGTTGAAACTGGGATATATGAAGAAAATTATCCGTTACGTGTTCCACAAAACGTAGCTGTTATCGGTGATGAATTCCGTAGAACTATAATTAGACCAAAAATTGGCTATGACAGTTCTAGTCCTTGGGCTTTTATAAACTTTAGACGAGATCCAATTATCGACGGACTGTCGGTAACTACGCAATTATACGGTTATCATTATCTAACAGATTCTACACAACCAGTTTATCCTTTGATTAATAACAAAGGAAATTATAAGAGTGCTGCTCAATTACTGATTTCTAATAGGGCATTTATTCAAAGTCAAGTAATAGGTTGGATCAATCGACAGATCTTAACCAACACTGCACCGTTTACATCTGCGTTTGATTACAATCAAGATATCTGTTATAGAGATGTTGGATTAATCATAGACTCAATGGTGTTTGATTTGAGATGGGGTGGGCAGAATCGAACAATTTCAGCGGCATTGAAATACAAAGGACCAGCTGTACCAGGAAGCAATCCTGCAATTGCTATCGGAGCACAACTATCTCAAACAGTAGCAGGTATTGAAAGAATAGATACACTAGCTCAAGACGTTATTAATAACATAGCTGTTGCAACATTGTATACCCTTAGCGGTGCTATTGCCACCACCTCCACATTGCCTACGCCTCAACTATTGGACGAAGGCATTGTTGCAGAAACTGGATCCGGTGCTGTTATTACTTTATTAACTGATGCGATTGTTGATGTTATTAGCAATAGTGGTACTGTAAATTATCCTAAAGATAACGGAGACATGGACGTCTTCTTGTGTAACGATGCTGTTATTCTAAGAGCTATGACTTATCAAGGACACGGTGGATTTTCCATGGTGCTGGATCCAGAGGGTCAAATTCTAGCCAAGTCGCCGTATTGTCAAGAGTCTGCATGTTTTAGTAGAAGTGTCAATACTAAAACATTTGCAGGTGGTATGTTTGTTGACGGATTTACTGGCAATCAAAAATTTATAATCGATAGTAAAGATAGCAACACAATAATTCGAGTATCTGGATTATTAAGACCACCTAATACTCCTTGTAGTTTCATTATCAACGATGAAATTTATAGAATTAATTATGTAAGAAGTTATAGTTTTGGTACTAGCTTGCCCACCGCTACTACCGGTGGATATAGTACTGCTCAATTTATTCTAGATGAACTAACTCCTTATACCACAGCGGCGGGAAGCACAACCTGTACATTTAGCAGCTCTCCTATAATTGCCACTGCAACAGATAACGGTCTTCAGCCAGGTGCAATTGTTAAATTTTCTAGTACAGGTGTATTGCCAACAGGTATTAGTGCAAACACAGAATACTATGTTCTCCTAGCAGGATTTACCACAACAACATTTAGAATTACAGCAACCGCAGGTAGCCTAATTCCAGTAACATATACAGGAACAGGATCAGGAGTTCATAGCTTCTTAAGAATATTTGAAGTTTTAATGCCCGGTAATCGTTCGATGTTGAGCAACGACTTTACGCAGGTTGCTGATCTGGGCTACGGACTGTTGGTAACTAATGGTGGTTTAACTGAAGCAGTTAGTATGTTTACCTACTACTGCCAGATTTCTTACTATTCATTAAATGGTGGTCAGATACGAAGTGTGGGTGGTTCAAGTGCTCACGGTAATTTTGCCCTAGTGGCTGAAGGTTCGGATCCTTTAGAAGTTCCAACACCTACTGGATTTTATACTGACTTAGCACAGAGTGCTACTGTGTATGCTGCCACAGTTTCTACTGTTAACGAAGAAGCAAAAAACATAATCTTCTTAAACTATAGTGATTTCTTTCCGCTTCCGGGTAGTGAATTAGAAATTAACCATGGTGGAAATATTGTTCGTTATGCAGTGTCAACTACTATCATAGACGACCTAGCAACAAAAAGAGTTAAAGTAAATATCTCCACAGGTGGTGGCCTTATTTCAGCTGTGCCTCACGGTCAACCGGTTACTATTAGAAATAACAGTTTCCATGTGCTCTACGGTGATGTCGTTAATGTTGCCACTAGACCGAGTACTGCTCTTGTTTTGAATGACAGTAATTTTGTTTATCGTGTGTTGGAATTTGATGCATATGATGCTACCTATGATAAAGAAACCTACACTATTACCAATATTAATTATGCCACTGGGGTAATTACAACAGATATAGATCACAGACAACGAGTAGGGTTTACTGTTAGATTCATTAAACCAGGCGGAGCAGTACTACCTAACGAAATCACTGCCGGTGTGAGTGTAGAAGACGGTTCAATCTATTATGTTAAGACTGTACCTGCTAGTAATCAATTTACAATTTCTACATCGGAGATTGGTGCCAGCCTAACCTTTACTGGATCTGCACTTTCGGGATCGCCAACTGTTTCCCCTTACGCCATAGCAATTGCACAGTTGAGAGAAAACTATGACTATGTTGAAATAACGGTTTATGATCCTGCTGTTGAAACTGGCGCGGCTAATTCTATAACCAGTGTAAGTACTGCTGGAAATACCTTTACTAAAAACAGTCATGGACTAACAGCTGGCCAGCCTATTAGATTTAGTGCAACATCACTGCCCGGCGGGTTAACTGTTAATACTGTTTATTTTGTAACGACATCTGGCTTAACTACCAATGATTTTAGTGTTACAGATCGGGCATTAATCGACAGTACATTTATAGGAGTTCCTACTTCATTGTCAATAGCAGTGGGTCCAACTTTAGGAGCATCTAGTGGCTCTGGACCTTACTTTGCTACTATTTCAAACATTACCTGTATAGATACTTTTGATCTAGGAATGGTAGTTGTTAAGAAACCAGATATTACCAGCGTTACTGTGGCTGGCAACGGAACTACTTGTACGTATACATTTACTGCTCAGAACATTCCTCCTTATCTGCCATTTCAAAATATTACCATAAGTGCTTTTGCAACAGTTGGTTATAATGGAACATTTAGCGTAATAAGCTGCACCAATACCACTGTAACCGTAACAAATGCCACTACAGGAGGAACAACAACAGGGGGAACTATTGCTGTTGTTAGTACAGGAGCGTTAGGTACAGATTCTACAATTTATTCTATTTCCGCGGCAACCAACAGCATTGTTGTTCAATCTAGTTCAGCTGCATCTGCAGGATCAATAGCCTTCCAGGTAGAAGGGCCAGTAATAGATATTACTACTAGCGGTACAACAGTTAGCTATAAATTAGTTCAAGGCGAAAGAGGTGATACAACCTTTGGAGTTGGAAATCTCGGCGGTGCTGATGGAGATAGAATATTAAACGGTATTGCTGCAGGAACCTATTATAGATTTGTACACGAAGGTTCCGAATACGAAATCACCAATTATCAAGACAGCGACACTACTGGACAAGATTATGCTCTTATTACAGTTAGCCCTGCACTAACACGAAGTGTTATAAGATATGACGATCCCCCAACGCTAAAAGGATCCGTTCCTGCTCCTAGTAGTCTTGCTGACGGAACTTTAACTATTAGAATTTCGTTAACTCGCGTTACATCACACGACTTACTAGAGATCGGAACTGGTGGATATGCTGATACAAATTATCCAAGTGAGATCTACGGTCCTCCTGTAAATTCAATTACATCTGTTCCAACATATGCTACACAGGCAGACGTTGGAACAGGTGAACTAGTCCTACGTGCTCAGATGCAGGAACGTGGTTCAGGTCGTACATTCTTTGTTACCACTGACCAGTTTGGTAACTTTAACGTAGGTCCGTTCTTCCGAGTTGACCAAGGTACTGGTACTGTTACGTTCTCTGCTAGTATTGCATTGAGTCAATTGGACGGACTGGGATTTAAACGCGGTACAACAATTTCAGAATTCTCCACATCAATGGACGAAGGTCGAGTTGATGCTGTTCCAACTGAAGCAGCTATTCGAACCTATATTGGACGACGACTAGGTTTAGATTACCAAGGCAATGTTATTGCACCGGGAGAACGTGTACCAGCCGATGCAGGATTTATGGCTCTAAACGGGGATTTATCTTGGATTGGGCCTGCTGACATGGACATGAATGATCATAAGATCATTAATCTAAAAGTTCCAACATCCAATTCTGACGCTGCTAGATTAGACAGTATTACAATTACTAACCTAAAAGACACTGACGGAACTAGTCTGTTTAACTTCTCTCAGCCACAAGCAGGACAATTACTGACTTTAGACGGTGCTGGCAATACTATTATTAATGCTATTCCTACTGGAGAAGTAACGTTTGATATACAGGCTGGAGATAGTACTACTAACGTTATTAGAACAACAGTTTCTGATGGTGTAATCGACAACGCTAATGTTATGTCCACAGCGGCAATCGATCAAACCAAATTGAGTTTGAATGATGCCTATGCTACTATATCAGCCAGTATTACCAATGTGACTGCAACTGGCAGCGGTTCTGTGGCCACTATCTCATTCCCTTCGGCACAGTCCAGTGCTCCGTTTACCGTAGGACTGAAAATTGTAGTTACGGGATTATCTGTCAGCGGATACAACGGAACTTATACCGTTGCAACCTGTAGTACCACAACTGTTACCTATAGCAGTACAACAACAGGATCAGCTACAGGTGGGACTGTTTCGGCCTTACGAGGTATATCAAGTTTTGACAGTGTGCAATTTACACTGACCAATGGTTGGGCAACGATCAAAGACAACGGCCTTGCATTGAGTAAATTAGTTCAAGTTGGTGCTGACAAACTTCTTGGTAACTCCGGAGCATCTGCAGCCAACGTAGCTGAAGTTGATTTTACCACAGTAGTCGACGAGGGAAGAGCACTAAGACTATCAGATTACGGTGCTGCATCTAACACCGGATATCTAAGACACACCGGTGGCGACGGCTCAAGTCGAGCTAGTTGGACTTATACTGTTGTTGATGAAGCCACTGCTGCCACTGCCAGTACTTTGGTTAAACGTGATAGCAATGGAGATTTTGCCGCACGTAATGTAGATCTAAGTCAACTAAAAATTGACAATATTCTTGCTATTGATAGTAACACTAGTGGTACCGGTGGATTCATGCAGTATTATGGATTCTTAGGAACTGCTGGCATTTACATAGGTGACGGCTCAGTTGCAGGTACTGATAAGGTAACTTATTACAACAATAACAAACACGTATTGCGTAGTCAAGACAGCGGTACAACATACGCTACTATTGACTCTAATGGTATTACCGTATCGGGATTAAAAAATTGTACCAGCATTAGTACAGGCGGTATAACAACTCCAGGAACTATAGAGGGCTATTGGTCATTGAGCGGTAGCAGTAGGTTCCAAGCTACCTATGCCGCTGACCTTGCAGAATACTACGAAGGTGATCGAGAGTATGCTGTAGGTACTGTGCTAATATTTGGTGGGGACAAAGAAGTTACCATAGCAAATAAAAAAGGTGACCACAGAGTCGCTGGAGTAGTCAGCGATAATGCTGCTTATTCAATGAATAGTGCTTGCCCTGGATTTAAAAATCAAGTGGCACTACAAGGTCGTGTACCTTGTCGTGTAGTTGGAAAAATTGAAAAGGGAGATCTACTAATTGCCAGCAACATTGCGGGATGTGCTGTGAGCGCAGGCGGCGATGCTAAAACTGGTACAGTAATTGGCAAGGCTTTAGAAAACTACAATTCAGATCATATTGGCACTATTGAAGTTGCCGTGGGAAGAAACTAATGGCACAACAAACTATTAACGCAGGCAGTCCTCCTATAGTATGGAGCACAGTAGAAGATGCATTTACAAAGATAAATTCAAACTTTGATGAGCTGTACGGCTCTATAGGGAGTCCTGGCGGTATACTAGATTTTACCAGTCTAAGTACTAGCATTATCCCCAGTGCCAGTGAAGTCTACGATCTCGGTAGTCCAACTAATCGTTGGAGAGATCTTTATCTAGCTGGTTCAAGTTTATATCTTGGCTCAGCGCAGATAACAGCAAACTTAGCAGGAGTTGTAAATTTGCCGGCAGGCGCTACTGTTGCTGGAGAGTTAATTAGAAATCCTTCAGAAGCATCTTTTAAAATACTAGCAGTCACAGGACAATCTAATATTGTTGCGGACAGTTTTGAAGATACATTAACTGTTGCCGCTGGTAATGCTGGCATAACATTGACCACAAATGCTACTACAGATACACTGACAATCGCCAACAGTGGTGTTACGAGCCTTACAGGAACTGCGGGACAAATTGGTGTGAGTGCTGCAACTGGTGGCGTTACATTGACTAATCTTGGTGTAACTAGTTTGTTAGGAACCGTTGGAGAGATTGGAGTTAGTGCTGCAACTGGTGGCGTGACATTGACCAATCTTGGTGTTAAGAAGATCATAGGGACTGCTAGCCAGATTGGGGTTAGCGGTGACGGTACTGGTAATGTGACTCTTACTAACCTAGCACCAGCAAGTCCAACATTTAGATATATTGTTGTAGATGGTGCTACCCTACAACCAGTATCAGCTGATAACATTTCAGATACATTAAATCTAATTTCAGGCCCCGGACTTACAATTGGTAAAGACACAGGAACTGATACATTGACATTTAGTGTAAACAGTAATTTAGATATTAATGGTAGTGTGTTCAGTGACGGGTCAACTATGTTAGTTGACGGTAGTGGTGGTAGAATTGTTGGTGATGTTTACACTTCAACTTTACGTACATCAGAAACTAAAATAGCACTAGGTCAAGGTGCGGCCGGCGACGGACTGCAAGGGTTAGAATCTATCGCTATCGGAATGGTAGCAGGTGGATTTACTCAAGGAGACTATGCTGTTGCAATTGGTTCTGGTGCAGGTAATATCGGACAAGGGAATCGTGCTGTTGCTATTGGAGCCACCGCAGGTGTAGATCAAGGCGATTACGCTATTTCTATAGGCAACAGTGCAGGGTATCCATCAGCTGTTGCAAGCTCCATTGCAATTAACGCATCCGGATTTACACTAGATGCACCGGCGGCTGGTTTTTATGTAAATCCAATACGTTCAACTGCCAACGGTAGACCGTTGATGTATGATACAACTACTAAAGAACTATTCTCCAGTAACGTACTAGAATTTATCGGCAGCACTATTAGCACTAGCGACTCAAGCGGGTTAACTGTAGATGTACAGACAACATTTAATAGTGATGTTACTATAGATAATGAACTAACTGTAACTGGTAATTTAATTGTTAACGGTATTACTACTACCATAAACTCTGTGACTCTCACAGTAGATGACAAAAACATAGAACTAGGTGCAATTGCGTCTCCCACAGATGTCACTGCCGACGGTGGCGGTATCACACTCAAAGGCACCACAGACAAGACATTTAATTATGTAAACTCCACAGGTCTGTGGACAGCCAATATTGGTATTGAAGCTGCTTCATTTACTGGACTTGCTGCCGCTGCTACCACTGCCAGCACAGCTGCCAGCGTTGGTTACATGGGCATACCACAGAGTGCTACCACTACCACATTGGTAATTGGTGATGCGGGCAAACACATCTATGTTAACACTTCGGGGCAGACGTTGACTATTCCAGCGGCTACATCAGTGGCTTATCCTATAGGAACTACTATTACATTTATAGCAGGGCCAAGTGCCAGCACAGTTACCATCGCCATTACCACAGATACCATGTACTTGACAGGCACAGGTACTACAGGATCGCGCACACTAGCCGCACACGGTATGGCCACAGCAGTCAAGGTCAGTGGCACAAGTTCAAGCGGTGTATGGTATATTAACGGATCGGGACTGACATAATATGACCAATATCCATAATCAAAGGAAGCGAAATGGCAAAACAGAATATTAATGTAGGCACCACAGCCAACGACAAGAAAGGAGATAGCCTACGAGCTGCCTTCCAAAAAGTCAATGCCAACTTCACAGAACTTTACACAGTATTGGGAATTAATGCAGACGTTGATTTAAATCTAGGTGCGTTTGAATTCACTGGCAGCGTGATGAGTACCACAGACAGTTCGGCCATTGTGATTGATCAAGCAACCACCATAACCAGTAACTTAACAGTTGGCGGAGATATGTTGCCTAGTGTGGCCAATGGTGGCGATCTAGGTAGTTCAACATTGCCCTGGCGTAGTCTGTATGTCAGCAACAACACAATTTTCTTAGGTGGCATAGCATTATCTGTAGACGCCGGCGGCAATCTATTGGTCGATGGCAGTCTAGTAACAGGTGGCGGCGGCTCTAGTGTAACTACCAGTGCAACTGCTCCAGCAGACCCTAGTCTAGGCGACCTATGGTATGACACTGCATCGGGCAGAACATATGTTTATTATGATGCTAGTTGGGTTGATGCCAGTCCTGTAGATGGTGTAGGTATCACCAGTTATAACGACCTAACCAACAAACCCACTTTGTTCAGCGGCAGTTACAACGACCTAACCAACAAACCCAACTTAGGCGGCACATATCAGTTTTCAGTGGCTGCAGATGATTCAACACAGAGATTAATATCTGCAGATGAAGTCATCAAGTTTGTAGGTGCAGGCGGAGTCACCACAGCCAGTGATGCAGAAGGCAATATTACTATCACAGGAACTATACCTTCCAGTCTGGTCAACGGTGCTTATTCGGTTGTGCAAGAATCGACTGGCAATTTCAAAGTCAATGCACAGGCTATCGTTTCAGAAAATCAACTGGCCATCGAAGGTGATGGACTAGTGCAACTTCAATCAGCAAACGGTTCTTATATCAGTGTATGGAATGAAGGCAACACCAAAGAAATCAACCTAGTCTTAGTTGACAATGCTGAAGATCCCTCTCACACTTGGACATTTAACACAGACCGCACCCTGATCCTGCCCGATGACAGTAGAATTAAATCCGCTACCAACATCGACATCACCATAGACACTCCGGACAGCAG